AAGCACTTGGGGCACGAGTTGCTCTTTTCGGAGTTGTTGGGGCGGATTTACAAGGGAAGTTAGTTAAGGATTTAGTAGTGGGAGAACCGGTAGGTCTTCAGATTTCTCGTAGTAAACCCACGACTACAAAGACTCGTATCGTAGCGCGTCAACAACAACTTATTCGTTTGGATAGAGAAGATAGAAGTGAAATAGAGTGGGAAGCAAGAGAAGCTATTAAAAGTTACGTAATAAGTAACTGTAAAGATGTAGATGGTATTGTTTTTTCAGACTATAACAAAGGGGTTGTTACAGATGCTTTAGTTACTCCTATTTTGGAACTTGCTAAGAAACGAGATATTCCAGTATTTGTAGATACTAAGAGAAAGGATGTATCCCTTTTCAATCCTATTACTTTTATTACCCCAAACCACGTGGAACTGGGGAGAGTTACTTTTTGGGACGAACGTCCATGTGAGACAGAAGAGGAAATAAGAAGAGGGGTAGAACGGTTGTTTAAAGCGATCGATACTAAGTATGTGATTGTAAAAAGAGGGGAGAATGGGACAATGTCCTTTGAGAAGAGAAAAGATAAAGTAGTGAGTTTCAGAGCTCTCGTACAGACTAGGAAAGTATACGATGTAACAGGAGCTGGGGATACTGTGTTAGCGGTGGTGGTACTAACTTATCTTATGGGATATTCTATAGAGGAGATAACAAAATTCGCTAACAAGGCGGGTGGTATGGTAGTAGAAAAAATGGGTACTGCCCAGGTAAAGAAGGAAGAACTATTTAACTTAGAAAAAGAAAAGGAGAGTAAATGAAATGAGAGTATTAGCAGTAACATCAGGTGGTATGGATTCTATGGCAATGGGGGTAAAAGCTAAGCATGATGGACATGAAGTAGTTTTATTTCATGGCGATCTTGGGCAGAAGGCTGAACTACCTGAAAGGCGCGCAGTAAGAGTTTGTGGGGAAATATTAGGAGTGTCTACATACTTTGTTGATTTGTCGTGGGTTGGTAAGCTAAAAGGTAGTGTACTGACTGATCCAGCATTGGAGGTACCAAAAGGAATCGAATCACTTCGTGAAAGTAACCTTATCACAAAAGACTATAGAAAGAAACAACATAAAGGGAAAGGTCTTTGGACTCCTGCTAGAAATGTCATTCTATTGGCGTCGGCTTCGGTATACGCAGAGAGATATGGGTTTGATATGCTTACTTTGGGTGCTAACCAAAGTGAAACGGCTTATCCAGACAATAGACTTGAGTTCTTGAAACGGTTTGAATACATGTTAGAATATGGTACTTTAAGAGACATTGAAGTTTCTGCACCATTGTATGAAATGGACAAAGTTGACTTGGTAGAATGGGAATGGAAGAACGGCTATTCTAAAATACTTGCTCATACGTGGAGTTGTGACTTAGGAGAAGTGTATCAATGCGGAGAATGTGGATGTTGTATGAACCGGAGGTTGGCTTTCTACATAGCAAAACAAAGAGTGCCTGGAATAGAGGACAATCAGAGGTATGAGAATGAGAACTACTTTAGAGAGGTCTATCTACCAGCGATTCGGAAACCTGGTGCTATGAAAGGAATGTGGTTTGAAAAATATAGTGAACTTATTCTAAAGTAGTGAGGGGAGGCGCTTAGTTATGAGGAGAAAAAAAGATGTATTGATGTGGTCAGGTGGATTAGATTCGACGATTGCATACTTCTACTTGGGAAAGCCTCGTACTGTGTTTGTAGATTTGGGACATCGTTATGCTAACATAGAACGACTTACCACAGCTACGTTGGCTAAAGAGTTGGATATGGATTACGTTGTTGATACGAGATTGTTTCTAGGTGATATGGAGAAGGAAGATGCTGAGATACCAATGCGAAATATGTTTCTAGCTATGGTGGGTGCTTTGTATGGAGACAATGTTTATATGGTTTTTCAGAAAGGGGAACAGAGTTTACCTGATCGTAGTATAAGGTTTGTTAAAGGAGCATCTCGTCTTCTATCGTACTTGAATAGTAGAACAGTGGAAGTTTGTAATGTTTTTCCACATCTTACTAAGGCACAAATGATTAGTTGGTATCGTAGTAAGGGATATTCTGTAGATATACTATACGAAACTGTTAGTTGTTTTTCTGAGGATGAGTCAGAAATACCATGCGGACGGTGTAAAGCATGCTTTAGAAGATGGATAGCATTCGAATGCAATCATTTACCAGTAGGATTCAATAACGATATAACAAAGTGGGATGGAATTCAAGAGTATGTGAAGAAAATGAAGGCAGGGGAATACGATCAACAACGAGTTAAAGAGACAAAAATAGTATTGGAGCGATATGGATTATGGAAGTAAAATGGGAATTTAGAAAGTTTTGTAGAATATTTGAAATAGTGAACAAGTTTTCTTCTCCTAATGATATTTTTCCTCCTAGTAATTATATTTTTGTAGATGCAAAGTTAGGAGGGGTTGCTGTGATATCCTTAGTTGGTGGTGTTCTATACTACGGGGGGGTGGATACTGCATTGGAAAATGGAGTTTTTCCTATTTCTGTCTTTAGTAAAGTTAGTTCTTTTGTTTCGAAACATGAAAATTTAGTGGTTAAGAAATTGGAGGATGGTCGTTGGAAATTGACTATAGGACGACTTCGAGTTTACATGCCTTCTATACAAGAAGTTGAATGTGGGTTACCAAGTATAGAAAATGATGCTATTGTAGCGTTTTCTAACGATGTATTTAATACCATGGGGCGTATGTTATTTTCTGTATCAAAAGATATGAATCGTGTAAATCTTTACGGTATATGGTATTCACATAAAGATGGTAGACTTTACTGCTCTGATAACTACCGTATCGTGCGAACTGTTCAAGACCACTTGCTAGACAACGTTTCAAACGATGTATTTTTTCCTAGAAGATTTCTTGAGCGTACATTTAGTTTAGATGTTTCTCCAGAAGGATTTTCAAGTGGAAACGTTCTTACTTTCTATTATAGTGGAAAGGAGGAATTTATTTGTTATACTAAGCTCCCCGAACCTAAGATGCCTCCATTCTTAGAAGTGTTTGAAAAATTAGAAGGAGGGAAGCGTATAGCTACTATACTTCTAGATACTAGTAAAAGTACATTACTGGATTTTAGTACACTTTTACGTGAGCAAAGTGAGTGGGGTAGATTGAAGGTTTGGATAGAAGGTCAAGAACTACTTATAGAAAACTTAGCAAATACTAGTGATGGATCTGACAAAAGTGGGTCAACTTTTAAGCTATCTATTCCAGTTGTGAAATTAGAAAGTGATGAAAAAAGTATTTCTTTTGTAACTACTACAAGGTTTTTCTTAGAGGCGTTACTCCGTTTCAATTCTTTTGATATTGTTTCTGATAAATGGTTATACTTTAGTAACGAAGAGATTGAACACATTGTTTACCTAGTGAAAGGAAAGTAAGTATGGATACTACGACTAAATTTAAGTTGTATTTTGTTATACATCCTGTTCCTACTTTTAGAATGCAGGAGTTTTTTGAAAAAGGATTATGGAACCGGTTACTTTGTAGTTTTGCTTACAAAGAAAATATATACCAGTTTCTAGAGGCAGTGGATGATCCTCACAAAGTGGAGATATTACTTGATAGTGGGGCTTTTACAACAATGACACAAGGTAAAGAAGTAGACATTGATGCATACGTTGACTTTTTGTGGGAAATGAAGGAGAAGAACTTTAAGTCGTTGTATGCTATTTGTCTTGACACTATTCCTACGGAGTTGGAAACGACACACTTGAATAAGTGTGCAAGAGAGACATTTGAAACTTACCAGTATATACGAAGTAAAGGAATAGATTTTGTGGTTCCAGTTTACCATACAGGTGAACCTCTTAGCTGGTTGGATAAGATAGTTGAAGAGGGGTGTGACTATATTACTGTTGGTGGGGTAGCGAGACGATCGACACGTTCACATAAGAGAGATGCATTTCGTAGAGTTTTCATAAAACTTAGTCGTTTAGGGTATACTGGTAGAATGCATGGGTTAGGGGTTTACGCATCGGAGTTTTTGAAGGATTTTCCATGGTATTCGGTTGATGCAGCTACAGCTTCTTTGGGTTCGGGATTCGGAAGTGTTTATGTGTTTGACCCAGAGGTTGAAGAGGTAAAAGCGTACAATGTTTCGGGACTAAAGGCTGGTAGTTCCTCAAATAAAGTACGAACGGAGATTGAGAAGAAAGTTTTGGTTAAGTATTTGAATAATGTTGGGTTGGATATAGAAAGTTGGGATGATTTGTCGGAGTATTATGTCCGGTTGGAGGCATCCTACAGATCATGGAGAGCTTTTGAAAAATTTCTAGCTTCTAGTACTCATTTGAAGAGAAATAGGTTTATGAGTGATGGATACCAAGGTAGTTTAGACGATGAATTTTGACGAAGAACAACAAACAGTAGTTTTTAAACAGGAGGAACTGTTGACTCCTAGAGAGATCAAAAAGTATTTTGGTGTTGGGGTTAGGGGGCATGGTAAACAACGTTTGTATTCTTTGGATGAAGTGGAGGAGTTGATTAAGAACGGGACTTTTAAGAAATTGGATTCTAAAGCTCCTACAAATCCTTGTGATACGTGTCCTTTTAAGGGAAAGAAACCTGTTCCAAGTAGTGGTGACTTTAGAAAAGCGAAAGTAGTTTTTGTGGGGGAAGCTCCAGGAAGAAACGAGGAAAGAGAAGGGATACCGTTTATAGGACAAGCAGGAAGAGTATTAAAGAGAACAATGTCGGAGTTGGGGATTAAAGAAAGTGATGTTGTTTTTACAAATATATGTCGTTGTCGTCCACCCGGTAACCAGCCGCCTCCTGAAAAAGTAGTAAGTAGTTGTAAAAAGTATCTGTTAAAAGAGTTAGAAGAGTTTAAGGGACTTATAGTTTTATTGGGTAGTACTGCTTTACAAGCTTTGCTGGGTAAATTCGGAGTATTGAAAATACGGGGGTATGGGTTCTTTAAAGAAGATAGAGACTATCTGGTTACCTACCATCCGGCGTATGTATTACGTAACCAAGGAACTGAAGTTGAGAAAAACTTTACTGAGGATCTTAGGAAGGTAAAACAATGGATGGATGGTCCTAAAAGTATACTATATGAAACAATAGATACTCCTGAACGATTCGATACGTTTTTGGATAGGATTAGTAGGGTTACTAAGTTTTCTTTTGATCTTGAAACAACTTCATTGTCTCCATTTGATGAAGATTCAAGAGTATTGTCTATTTCTTTTTCTTGGGGGGAAGGGAAGGAGAAGAACTGGTTTCTACCGTTGGAACATAGTTCTAGTCCCTTCTTAGGAGAAACTAGTAAACTAATGAAGAAGCTTCAACCAGTATTCGAAGACAAGGAGAAAAAGATAGTAACTCAGAATGGTAAGTTTGATGTGAAGTGGCTTAGAAAAAAGTATGGAATTATAGTCAAACGTTTGTGGTTTGACACTATGTTGGCACACTATCTTATAGAAGGTAAGTATGCTCCTAGAAGTTTGAAGAGTATGGTTTGGAGTTATGATACTGGTTATGGAGGTTATGCAATTTCTACTGATAACCTAGATAAGTTACCGTTAAAAGAAGTGGGACGATATAATGTTATGGATTCTTTTCTCACTTATCTAATAGCGAGGAAGCAGAAAGATAAGTTACTAGAAGCACAATACTACTTGTTAACACGAATTCTATCTCCTATTCAGCAAGTTCTAGCTGAGATGGAACTAAGTGGAATTAAATTGGATTGGAATACTCTTGTTTCAAGAGTAGAGCAGACACAAGAAGAGTTGAAGGATTTAGAGACACGTATGCATGGTTACAAAGAAATAGAGGAGTTGGAAGAGAGAAATAGTAGTCTTGTAAATTTTAATTCATCGAAACAGTTGGTAGAAGTATTTGGAGCTATCGGTATCTACCCTGCTAAGAGAACGAAGAAAACTGGTTCCGTTTCCACTGATAATGAAGCATTGAAAGAAATTGAAGGGAAACATCCTGTGGTAGGTGACCTTCTGGAATATAGAAAAGTTGGTAAAATTCTTTCAACATACTTAGCGCCGTATTATGAGAATTCTAAGGATAGGGTAGTACATGCAAACTATCTACTAGATAGGACTGCTACGGGGCGTTTGTCATGTGAGAATCCTAACCTGCAAAACGTACCTGTTGATGTGAGGAAAGTGTTTACGTGTAAGAATGACTTTCTATTGGAAGCTGACTATTCACAACTAGAGTTACGTGTGCTTACTTGTTATACGAAGGATGAAAAGTTTGTGGAAGCTTTTAGTAGCGGCGCTGATATCCATGAAGCAACTCGTTTCAGCATGTTTGGAGAGGAGACTGATCGAAGAAAAAAGAAGGAACAAAGGGTGAAAGCAAAAGGAGTAAATTTTGGGGTAGTATACGGTATTTCGGAATTTAGTTTAGCAAAAGAATTGAAATGCAGCCACAGGGAGGCTAGGAAATTTATTGATAAGTTTTACGCTACTTATGAAGGAGTTGCGAAGTGGGTACAAGATGTTAAAGATTTTGTTAAGAGTAACAAATACTACGAAACAGTGTTTGGGCGTAGAAGATACTTTAGATACTCAGTTCGTGATAGTATGGCGAGTAAGGAGGCAAAGTTAAGAGAGGCGGTTAACTTTCCTATTCAGTCTACTGCTAGAGACCTGGTTTTTGATGCAGAAGTTAGGATGTGGCGGGTGATGCGGGAACTTGGAATGAAATCAGAAATGATAGCCGATACGCATGACGCGGTTCTTTTTGATGTTGTGGATAAGGAGTTAGAGGTTCTAGTTGATATGGCAAAAACTATAATGGAGAATTTTGATCACTTCTCCTTCGTAAATGTACCTATTAAAATCGATCTTTCGTTAGGGAAGGTATGGGGGGAATTGGAGAAGTTGTAGTGACTGAGAAAAAAATTAAAAAAAGGCTTGATTTTTCTAACAAAGTTCTTTATAATAGAAGTATGAGAGAGCGAGCCATAGTCACTGAGAAATCCATGAGTCAAGAGCGAGCCACGTTAGGAAAGAAACCCAGTCGAGAAGAGCGAGCCATGATCTCAAAGAAACCCAGGACGAATAAGCGAGCCACCTTTCCAAAGAAACCCAATGAAAAGGAGCGAGCCACGGTTCATGAGAAACCCACGATACTTGAGCGAGCCGTAATCGCTGAGAAATCCATGAATAGAGAGCGCTATCTAAAAACTAAAGACAGCATGAAAGAGAATTGGCAGTTCCTACAAAATAAGACATTGCGTATGCCTACTACTGCCCGCTGTCGAATAAATGCTTGCAGAGGATGTTCCTACTTAGAAACTGATACTTTCTGCTTACATCCCGTAAGCATCATAAATTATGTGGTTAGTAGCCAGCATAAAACGGTTCCTACTATATTAACCCACTTACACCACATACCGTTCGCTGGCATTTTAAAAGGAGAATCGTAACATGGAAAACTATTATATTCCTGCATTACGGCTTTTTAGAAGTGTAGTTGTACCGGATATTGGAGGAAAAGTTAGTAAGGAGAAGTTTGAGGAAGTAGCAGAAAAGACTGTAAAACGAGGTTACATTTTTTCTCCTGAAGTTTTGGCTCACTACTACGATCATGTTGATAAGATCGTTGAAGCTGTGGAAACGTTGTATGGGATGTCAGCAGAGAAACTTAATGCATCCTTTCATAAGTCATGGAAAAAAGTAAGAGATACAAATCTTGAGGACTTGATAGTACAACAGCTGGCACATTATCTTACTACTTATGGGAAAGAGAGTCCTGGTGCTTACGTGGAAGAGAAAGAATGGCAATGGAATGTAGAGAATTTAGCAGAAAAGATTGTTTCTTTAGATGATTTTGAGTCAGATAAGCTATTGGATAGAGACTACGTTTACATTCCTAGTGAGGAACTTAAGATACCGGAATTAGGAGTGGGAGGTATCGTTAAGTTGGTTATTATTCGAGGACTTACGAAAGAAGTGATATGTGAGAAGTTGGTAACATTCCTCAGTACTGGTATAGCGTTAAAAGAACAAACTGTAAAAGATGTTCTAACTGTGGCGGAAATGGTTGGTTTTGAAGAAATTGAGAAAGTAAAGAATAAGGAAGTTCGATGTGCATTATCCTCAAAGTTAGAAATTGTACCCCGTGACCCAGTTGAGTTTCTTAGAGTAGCTTTGTATGTAGCTACCGGAAGTACTTTGATCATAAAAAGTAGTGACTTAATGGAACGGATAAGGAATACCGAGAAAGGAAAAGAAGTTCGAGCAATATTTGATAAGTATATATGGAAGTATGAATTATCATATCTTGCTAGTATCTTTTACCGGTTTAAACCATTGTTTCTTGCTTTCAGGTATATTGATAAGGATTTGAGGAGAACTATTAATATAATCAGGCGACAAGCTCCAAAGTACCATAAACCAATGAAAGTGGATTATTTGAATACAATTACTGAGAAACTTCAACAGCAGAAACCTGTATGTAAAAAAGAAATGGAGGAAGCTTTAGAAAGAGTTAACATATTTAGAAAGATACGGCTAGCATACGCACTCAAGTTTCGAATGGCTGAGCCTGAGTCGGTATTGTATAGAATACGAAATGGTAGTGCTTGGGCAACTGGTTGTAAGGTTAGAGAAGGAACAAGTTACGAGTTGTATAAAACGTTTTCTGTGGTGAGGGATTCTATTGTACACGATCTCCTAAAAGCAACTAAAGAAAAACGAATTTTTATACCAGACTATATTAACTATGCGTTACCAGCTACTGAGAAACAGTTTACCGGTAACTTACCATCAGGAACTTTTATAGAAGTAAAAAGTGAAGACTTAATTGTAGGAGTACATTGGGAAAATGTTAAACGTGACAAAAAGATGACATCCGATGAAGTAGTAGCAGACGCTATTTGGGGGAGTGAGGGGGACAAGGATAGTAGGCGAATTGACTTAGATTTTTCTATCATTACTGCTGATCGTGGTAAGATAGGTTGGGATGCAAGGTATAGTACTAAGGATCAGGATATTTTGTTTTCTGGTGACTTAACTGATGCAAAGAAACCAAAAGGAGCTACAGAGTTATTCTATATTCGAAGACAACCAGCAAAAACAATGCTTTTTAACCTCAACTACTTCAACTATACTGCTGGGGTGGAAGTTCCATATAAGATTTTTGTAGCTAGTGAGAAAGTGGCAATGTTAGGAGAAAACTATATGGTTAATCCAAACAATGTGATTTTGTCGGTTAGTTCTATGATTAACAAGAAGCAGCAGATCGTAGGTTTGCTTATACCAGGCGAAGAGATTTGTAGATTTTACTTTATAGAAACTAATATAGGAGTTTCTGTTACAGCGGTGGATTCAGAAATATCACAACATGCTAGACAATACTTGGTTGACTACTATAAGAATACAATTGGACTACGGGAGTTGTTGGTAGATGCGGGAGCAGTATTGGTTGAGGATAAGGAGGATGCTGAGCTTGATCTGTCGCCAGAGGCTTTGGAAAAGGATACAATTATTAATCTAGTAAAAGGAGAGAATGGATGAATAAAGATCGGGGACTGACTAAAGGTGGACGAACTTATACTCTTATTTCTACTACAACGATGAATATGAAGCCTAATAGAAAGAGAAACCCACTGAGTATGAGCGAGCCAAAGCAAAGGAGAAATCCAGTAATACTAAGCGAGCCACTGCGCGGGAGAAACCCAAGCCAGATGAGCGAGCTACGTGACAAAAGAAACCCATTTATAACGAGTGCGCCACTTTCCCTAAGAAACCCAAGCCAGAGGAGCAGGTCATTATAGTTGAGAAACCCATGCAGGATGAGCGAGCCAACTTTTCGAAGAAACCCAAGTTGAGAGAGCGAGCCAAAGTATTAAAGAGAGGAGGTAAAGTATAAGTAAAGTAATTATAAAGAATTAAGTAATTTAACTAGTAAAGAATTAAATATGGAGGGTTTAAATGATTAACCAAACAAAAAGTATGAAAGCAGTCGAATTAATTTTCGACTGGAATTTGTGGCCAAGATGTGAAGCTGGAGACTTGGATTCAACTCACATGAAAAGGTTAAAAGAGGCTATGAAGACCGGTGTTAAAATGCCGCCAGTAATAGTGAATAAAAAAGATAACCGATTGGTTGATGGGTTTCACAGAACCAGAGCCGTCTTGGATTTATACGGAGAGCAAGCTGAAATAGACGTTGAATTGAGGGACTATAAGTCAGATGCAGAAATGTTTATTGCTTCAGCTGAATACAATTCTAAGCATGGTATTCCTTTGTCACCAAAAGACAGAGCACATGTTATTATAAAGGCTAAAAAGTTTGGAATACCCGTTGAAAAAATAGCTTCTGCTATAGGTGTAACTGTAGAAGAATTGAAAGACTTTTTTAAGAAACGGACAGCGGAAACAAAGGAAGGTGAGTTTGTAGCGTTACCTTATGGGGCATCTCAACTAGCGGGGAGAAGGTTAAGTAGGAAACAAGAAGAATTTGTCAGGTCTTCAAACGGAACCCCACCTCTGGTTTATGCTCGAATACTTTTGAATGGATTGAACGCTAATGCTATAATTTTAGACAAGCAACATTTGGAAGTTTTCGAGCTTTTGTACAATAAGTTGGGTGAAATTTTAGCGGAGGTTGGAAATGGAAGACAAAATTAGAAATTCTATAAAGATTCTAACTCGAACTTACTACGATTACCAGAGGGAGCGGATTTCTTTAGACGGAAGGATGGGACAAAAAAAGGATGGGAGTCTTAAAAGTAAAGCACCTCCTAGAGACGATACAATTTTAGTGGAACTTTACAAACGTAGAAAAGAAGTTATTGGGATGGAACAAGCTATAGAAAAACAGATTAGTAAGGAAGTTCACGAGCATCCTTTATGGGAGGTGTTCCTGAAACATGTTAAAGGTTGTGGGGAAATGATGGCTGCGGTTTTAATATCAGAAATAGACATTCGTATTGCAACAACTGTTTCAAAACTTTGGCAGTTTGGGGGATTGAATCCAAGTTTGGTTTATGGTAAAAAGGTAAAGAATGGAAGAATTGTGGTAACAAGAGACAAGATACCAGGAGATCGTAAAACAAAAGGATACCTTTGTCCATACAATCAGTTTCTAAAAGCTAAGTTACTTGGGGTGCTTGGTTCTGGGTTTTTAAAAAAGAACTCTGATTATAGGGTGTATTACGACAATATGAGGAAGAGGTTGGAGGCTAAAGATTGGGGAAAGCCAAGTAAGAACCCTACGAAGAAAGACAATCCAAAAGCACTGCACCAGCATAACGCAGCAAATCGTTATACGGTGAAGATGTTTTTGAAGGATTTGTATGTAGCTTGGAGAACGTTGGAGGGGTTAACTGTAAGAAAGACCTACCAGGAAGAGTATTTAGGATACAGTCATGAAGAAGGTGAAGTGGTGTAAAGGTAGGGAGTGTGAGTTATACTGTAAAGGACTTATGTGATGAAAGAACGAGCCATGGCAAGTAAGGAACCCCAAAACTGGGAGCGAGCCATCATAGAAGAGAAATCCAGACTCAATAAGCGAGCCATCCTTCCCAAGAAACCCAATGAAAGGGAGCGAGCCAAAGTAAGTGAGAACCCCACAGATCAGGAGCGGGTCATATAATTTGAGAAACTTACGTATGAGAGTTTTTAAAGGAAAATAAAATGGATAAGAAAGAAGGAACGTTAGTAGTAAAATTAGGTGAAAAAGAGTACAAACTTGAGTATGGAAAAGAATTGGAGGTTGACGAAGCATTAATAAACGAGAATTTAAAGGAGCAAGCATCACTGTATGCGTGGTATTCTGTGTTAGAGCAGGAGGCTGAAAAAGCATATCGTGATAGTAAACTGGAGTTAGACATTACAGAATCATCACTGGATGAGTATTTTAGAAATGAGCTTCAAAAAGGATCTGGAAAAGTTACAGAAACGTTAATTCAAAAGAAAATTGCTTTAAGTGATGAATACATTCAAAAACGAGCTCAAGTTAATGAAACAAGAGCATACTGGGGAAAACTAAAAGCAATACGGCAAGGATTTGAACATAGAAAAGATATGTTAATAGCGTTAGCATCAAATTTACGACAGCAGTATGATGGAGAAACATATCTGTATGAGAGTCAAAAAAGGAGAGAAATGAAAGAAAAGGAGAAAGAATGAAAATGAAAAAAATTGATGTAAGACTTACTAGTAGAAAGGAAAAAAGATACTGTATGAGTTGTGGTAGGGTAATTGAAGCAGAAACTTTTCTACTTTTAGAAGAAAAATCTGGAGCTATAGTGCAATACTTTAAGGAAGATAAACCTTTTGTATGTCCTAAATGTTACGAAGAGGAAAAAAGGAGTAAAAAAAAAATGAAACAAAAAGTTATAAAATTTAAACGAAAGGAGAATGTATTATGAGTTTTCTAAAACCAGACACGGAGAAAGATCAAAAAGTATTGGATGAGGAATCTAGGAAGAGAGGTAATGGATTCAGTAACTATTGGAGACCAAAACCTGGAGAGAATCTTATAAGAATTCTACCAGCGAAAAGTAATGAGCAAGGAGCTACATACCACTTACGAGCGGCGAAGCACTTCATAAGACATGCAGATCGAATAGAAATGGTAGTTTGTTCACGAGAAACATTTGGGAAACGATGCCCTATTTGTGAGAAGTATTTTGAGTTACGGAAGGAAAAGTCAAAACAAGCGGATAAGTATCGTCCTGGTACTGTAGGAGTGTTTAACATTATTGATCGTATGGAGGAGGACCCAGAGGTACAGATTTACGAAGCACCTTATACAGTTTGGTATCGTATTATCCATACACAAGCTGGTCACGGAAGAATGTCTAATGTTGTGGATGTAATAGGAGAGAATTACAAAGTGGAGAAACCAGGTCGTGATGTTTTGATAGAATTTGATCCGAAAGCGCCACCACAGCAAAAGTATCATGTCCTATTTGATGCGGAAGAGCCTCTTGGTACACCAGAGCAGATTAAGAAATGGGAGAAGCAGATAACAGTTCTTACTCCTGAGAACTTGTATAGAGAGACTTCCTTCGAGGAAGCGGAGATAAAAGCATTTGGTTCCAGTGAAGAGCGGGAAGAATTACGGAAACTAAAACAAGAGCAGTATCAGAGGAACTACGATAAAGAAGAGGAAGAAGAGGATGAGGAAGAAGAAGACAGGGTAGAGGAAAAAGAGAAAGTGGAGGAAAAGGAACAGGAAAAGGAAAAGAAAGAGGAGGAGCCAAGAAAGGAGAAAAAGGAACCTGAAAAGAAAGAGGAGAAACCGAAGGAAGAGAAGAAGTCTTCTAGTAGTTTGTCTGCTGACATTCGTGAAAAGATTCGAAAGATTCGGGAGCAAAATAAGAAGTAGTATGGAAGAAGGCAAGAGGATGGTAAGCATGAAGACCAATCACTATAAGAATTATAACTTCTATAAGCGAACTATCCTCTTGCTCTTCACTGTGATGAAGTTGTATGGGGGTATATTTGGATAAGACTTTGAAAGAGAAACTTAGTATTATTGACTTGAGTAAACGAGCAAACGAGTTTGTAAAGTTCCGTGTGCCTACTGGAATCGTTGCATTTGATCGAGTTTTTGGAGGAGGTATTCCAGCAGGACGGTTGACAGAATTCTACGGAGACTATGCTACTGGTAAAAGTCGTATCTTATACCATGTCTTAGCTCAAACTATAAGAATGGATGGAATAGCAGTGTTACTGGATGTGGAGCGTTCCTTCTCTTCAGGGTTGGCGAAGTTAACTAACTTGGATGAGTCAAAACTTTGGTACCCTGACCCTAATACTTTGAATACGTATGAAGAAATCTTTGATGTAATAGAGAAAACAATAGCACTGGTACGAGAAAAGTATCCAGGAAAATTTCTAGTAATAGGATTGGATTCAGTGGCTGCCTCCACTATACAGGAAGATTTAGAAAAGAAGATTGGTAGACCTGAAGCGGCTATGCGGCGAGCAAAAGTTATTAGTGACGGACTTAGGAGAAATATGGGAAATGTGTATAAGAATAAGATCGGTCTAGTTTTCATAAACCAGATTCGAGATAATATAGGGGTCATGTATGGTCCTGATGTGACAACTATAGGTGGCAGAGCACTTAAGTTTTATGCTTCACTCCGAGTTCACGTTAAAACTAGAAAACAGATTAGGGACGAAAGAGCTGGAGAAACGGTCGGGTATGCTGGAAGTATTATTGTAGAGAAGTCACGGGTATCGAAACCTTTTCAACGTGTTGAATTTGAGATGCGGGTTGATCAGCCGATAGATAAGTATGCGGGGCTTCTGGATTATATGAGACGACATGGTGAAGTAGAACATGTAGGAGCTGGTTGGTATCAGTTTTCGGGGGATACGGAAAAATTTAGAGGGTCGGAATTTGTTGCTAAGTATAAAGAAAAGTTTGAAAAGGAGAAAACAAAATGACTTTTAAGGAAAAGAATTGGATGGGAGCAGGTATAATGGGGATGGGTACTTTGTTTGCTTTCTTGTTTCCAGGTTCTGGTAGATGGATATTGATGGTAATGACTATTCTAGTATTATTTAGTATGTTAATGGAGTCATCAGATTGAGAATAGTAATAGACGGTAACAATTGGGCTCAAAGAGCTTTTGGACAGGCACCACTTTTCTATCGTGGTCAGAGAACTGAAGTGATTGCGATCTCATTGAATATGCTTCGTAAGTATCTAAAGATGTTTGATCCAGTCTCCTGCTATATAGTTTGGGATGCTGGAAGGGATGAGCGACGGACATCTATCTATCCTGAGTATAAGAGACGAAAGAAGGAACTTACAGAAATTGAGAAGAAAGAACGAGAAGCTTTCTATGAACAAGCCAACAAAATGCTTCGAGTTTTGAAGGAGTTTGGATTCATACAATACAAATGTAAGGGCAGAGAAGCTGATGATATTATAGCTACTTTAGTACTTAACAAACCTGTAGACCTAGTTATTTCGAATGATTGGGACTTTTGTCAGTTGTTTAGTTTAGTGAAAGGAATAAAACTATACTTTCCGATTCGTGATATTATAGAAACGAAAGAGAGTTGGGAGCAGTATTGGGGTTTTTCCGTTAACTACTATACGTTGTATAGAGCTCTAACTGGTGATTCATCGGATAATATACCAGGGCTTAAAGGGATAGCGAGGGTTAAGGCACAGAGACTTATTAAGTTTTGGGACGGGCAAGAGTTGGAAGAAAAATATAGGAAGTGGGCAGAGAAATTTACTATAGAGATTGACGAGGAACTGATTCAAAAATGGAAGAATCTTATTGAGTTTAAGGATATTGAAGAGAGTGAGTTGGAAGAAGGAAGAATAGATATAGAAAATCTTTCTACAGCACAACGTGAGGAACGGGTGATAGGGATTCTTAAAGAGTTTGGTTTGGAGAAAGCACTCTACGAGTTTCGATCTTTTATTGCTCCGTTTCGAATGTTTTGGATGAATAGAAAGGATGAATAGAAAATGAACAAAATTATAAAAAGAGGTACTATTTACGAAACTGTAGTTTTTGCTTACGCTACATTGTTAACTTGGGCTCTTTTTGGTAATCCATTCAAAGCTGTTTTACTGACAGCTGCGATAACAATTACAAAGTATCCTTTGTATTGGGGGTTTCATTGGATTTATAGTAGGAGGGAAAAGGAGTAGTAGGAAAATGTTTAAAAAGTTGAGAATGAGATATTACCAGAAAAAGCTTAGGAAGCTTATGAGAGAGACTCGTCCTAGTGAGAGTCTTCTTGAAAAGAATGTGTTGAAAAATAAGATAGACTGTTTAAGGAGGTTTTTATGAATGCTAACGATTGGGGTGTGGAGATATGTCATGCGGAAGGCGGTTATACTGTAAAGGATAATGAAGGAGTCCGGTATGCTATTTCTGGGGAAGATGCTGACATTGATCTGTTGTGGTTTTTGATAGATTTTTTCAATATGCGACCTTCCCGTTACAGTCGTGAACGTATCTACGTAGATAAGGAAGTTGGGGATAAGTATACTCTAAAAGCAGACGAGAAGAGAGTATACTATTCTGACCATCCTAAAGTGGTGAAGAAGGGAGCTGAGGAAGAAGAATGAAGTATCTTATATTTTCTGATCTTCATAGTCATAACTATAGAGAGTTTACTACTATGGAGCGTGACGGGGTAAGTAGTAGATTACAAGATTGTTTAGATGTGGTTGAACAAGTAACTGAATACGCGGTAAGGAGGAAAGTAGACAAAGTTCTTTTTCTTGGTGATTTGTTCCATCTTAAGAATAATCAAGATTCTCAAGTTGTTCGGTTGACCATGGATCAATTGAATAAGTTGGCGAAAAGTTTTCCGGTAACTATGTTACCAGGAAACCATGACTATAGAAAGTGGTCGTCGGAACCGATTTTGTTGAACCTGATAGCAGACTATTGCTCTTCTACTGATCGTATTAATGTTATAACGGAACCGGCGAAAAAGAAGGAGGATAAGTTTTACTTCTATTGGTTACCTTACTCTAGGAAAGTAACAGTGTTGAAAGATTGGATTAAGGAGAAAGTAGATACAAGGAAAGAGGAGTCTGTATTGTTTGCTCATGCTGATATAGAAGGTATGTGGTATAATGAATGGGTTCGTTGTGAGATGGGACTTGACCCAGAGATTCTTGAGAAAAAGTTTCGTTATGCTTTTGTTGGGCACTTTCATAAGATGATACGGCATAAAGAAAATGTTATTTCTGTAGGAGCAACTCATCAACATAATTTTGGTGAACGGAACTATAAAGTGGGATGTTGGATTTGGGATTCTAGTAACGATAAGTTAGAGTTTATTGAGAACACAAAATCTCCTCGGTTCTATGCTTTCGACCTATCTGAAGGAGAGAAAATACCTAGTGGATGTAGGAAAACTATAGATTTCTACCGAATACAAATACCAGTGGGAAGTAAGATACCAGATGAAGTTAAGGGCTTGAAGTGGAAGAGAGTTAGTTTTGTTGGAGCGAAGAATAGTAGTAGAAAGAAAGGCACTATTTCATTCAAGGATAAGAATAGTGATCTTTTAGGAAAGTATGTTAACGTAAAAGTAGTGGGGAAAGAGTACGAGAAGAAGAAGCTTCTTAAAATAGGAATGGAGTATTTATAATGAGTATGAAGGAGGTTTTGAATGGTACTAAATGGTATTGAACTTAGTAACTTTCTGAGTTACCGTGAACTACAGTATACTTTTCCTTTGACTGGTCTTTACTTTATTGGAGGAGATAATGGAGCGGGGAAGTCAACTATTATCGAAGCTGTTAGTTGGGTGTTATTTGGAAGGACTGTTCGTAATCTTAGTGCTGACGAAGTGGTGAATTGGAAAGTGGGAAAGGATTGTTATGTGTCTTTACAGTTTTTGGGGACCGATGGGCAGAAGTATTTGGTTTCGAGGTTTAGGAAGGATTCAAGTAATGGTAATGCATTGTTTCTATTTCGGGGTGACAAGGATATAACTGACTCTTCTTCTAAGAAAACTCAGGAGTTACTAGACAGTGTTGTAGGAATGAATTGGCAAGTGTTTTCTACTGCAGTGGTGTTTGGAGAGAAGGCAGTGAGATTCGCGGAAGCACGGGATTCGGAAAAGAAAGAAATATTTGATGAGTTGTTGCTGTTGCATCGTTTTAAAGAGGCACAGAGAGAGGTAAAGAATGACTTGAAGAAAAAGGAAGAAGAGAAAGCCGCTTACGAAGCTGATAAGTCTACTGGTGAGGCATTACTGTTAAACTTTGAATCTGATAGGAAGCGGTTAGAAGAGGAACAAACTGAACTTAGTAGAAGAAAGAAAAAGATTTCGGATCGTGTAGTGGAGTTGGAAAGTGAAATTAAGTCTGTGAATGAAGAAAAGAAGAAATATAGTGTGAAGTTGGAAGAAGCTAGAAAAGGTTGTGAAGAGATTGAGGAAGATAGGAAGAAAGTGCGAGCACAGTTGAATGAATATAAGGAGGCTAGAGATAGAGAAGTAGAATTATATAATAGTGAGGTTTCTAAAAGAAATGCAGAAGTATTAGCCTTACAAAGAGAGTTGGAAAAGGTACGTAGAATTTTGAATTCTGGTTTAAAGGAGGGGGATTGTTGTCCTACTTGTGGGCAGGAAGTGAAAGACCTTAGTACTATTCAAGATTATTACGAGAAAGTACAAACTGGGTTAGAAGGCGATTTAGAGGGGTTGAATCACAAACTAAAAGAGGCAAGGGAAACTTTAGATGGAGTACAGGATAAATGGAATAAGACTATAGACGATCTTAACCAAGTTTTGTTGGAGGTAGATTCTACAGTAGAAGAGGTACGAGATCGTGGAAGAGAATACGAATATTCTATTAAAAATTGTGAGCATCGTATTGAGAAGGCTGAGTATGAAAAAAATAGTATAGAAGGGGATATAAAGAAAGAAGAAAATCGTCTTGGTAGTGAAATTAAAAAGAAAGAGGAACAGATAGGAACTATAAAGAAGAAACTAGTTGATCTGGATGGTAAGATAAGTCAGATTAACGAAGATACAAGGTATCTTAAATTCTGGGAGACAGGGTTTGGAAACCAGGGAGTTAAAAGTTTTCTTATTGACGAAGTAGTTCCTGTATTGAATAACAAAGCAAGTTACTATATGGCTGCTCTTATGGATGAGGAACGTACTTTAGAATTTGATACAGAAACGAGATTAAAAAGTGGGGAAACTAGAGAAAAGTTTGATATTAGGTTACGTAATGAAGAAGGGCAGGAGGTAACTTATGAAAGTTGTTCTGCTGGGGAGAAAAGAAGAATAGATACGGCTACTTTACTAGCGCTTCAGGATTTAGTGTTTCATCGTACTGTTGGGGGAAGTAATATTGTATTTTTTGACGAATTGTTTGATTCCCTTGATCGGACAGGTATTGAACGTGTAGTAGGTATTTTGGAGGAAGAAGCGAAGGAGAAAGCTATTTTTGTTATTTCACATTTCTCTGAATTTGCCGACTACTTCGTTAATACAATTACAATTAAGAATGAGAATGGGGAATCGAAGATGGAGGTTTGAATGAAACAAGGGCAACAAAAAGCTAAGGGACATGCATATGAAAGAAGGGTAGCGAAGATACTCACTGATGTTTACTACCCAGACGGTAGTGGGGTAATGAAGAAGACCCCTCTTTCTGGTGGTTGGAGGTTTCCCGGTGATATTATTCCCTTGAAATTTACAGGGAAAGGGGAAGAGGTGAAGATTGATCAAAGTTGGCCATTTATGGAGGAGTGTAAAGACTATAAAGATGTTAAGCATTTCTTTTCTGGACTTTACTCAAAGGATAGTCAGGTATTTGAATGGATGGATACGGCGGAAAGGGACTCTGTATTGAAAGGAGGTAACAAGATACCTTTAGTAATATTCAAACTATATAGGCAGAAGGACGTTGTGATTCTTGACGGGTATTCATTTCATAGATTAGAGGATATGTTCGGTGTTCCAAATTGTTGCTTCTTCTTTCTACGAAAAATTAAGCAGGGTCTTCTAGTAAGAAAGTTGGTATTTTTACTTCTTACAGACTTTATTGATTGGATAGATTTTGAGGTGTTTAAAGCTTCAGGTAATGTGAACTATATAAAAAGTTTAATAAAGAGGTCGGGAGACTAGGAAATGTCTGAAGAAATACTTGATACTTTGAAAGATGCAATAAGTAAGTTTAGAACAGCTTCTTTTTTTGAGGAACCATACTGTATTGTTTGCAATAGAATTACTTTTAATGCTATAAAAAAAGCATTACTAGCATTACCCGTTGAGAAGTTAGGGTGTAAGGAGGATGACTTTAAGTTAGTTAGTTTCGAAGGATTAAAGTTTAGAATATGGAATCTTGTTGCAAAGGATAAAGTTTACATTTTTTCTAAGGAAGCTGTAGATTGGTTGGATAGAGCTCCGGGGATAGTATTATGAGTAGATTATCTAGTAATTTGTTAGAGAAGGCAGAGCAAGTTTTTAGTTCTAAGGAAAGTATAGATACGAATGAAGGGCTTAGTCGTGGAGAGTTAAGAATCTTAGAACGTAGAAACATTGTAGAAAAGTTTCCATACTACGATGTGAGAAAGAAAAAGTTAGTGGGATGGAAACCTCCAATGCGTTACAAGTGGCGAGTAAACAGACAACAGCTATCTTTGTTACTAGAAGTAAGGAGGAGTAATGAAAAGAAAAAATTTTAGAGTACCTAGAACTACCGTAAAGATGAAAAATGATCAGTTTTTTGCCGCAGTGGATAGAATAATTTTTCGGTTACAAGTAGTTAAAGGAGCTAGAGAAGTATTACAAAAGAATAGAAGTTTGTCACCACAAGCCAACTTTGGTATTAGAACAGAGATAAATACTTTAGTTAATGTTCTTGCAGAAGACATGGGTATTTCTCGTTCCTACTTTATGAATAAGTCACGAGAATTTTTGGATAGTGAGGAGTTAAAAGAAGCTATTCATCAAGTAGTTGAGAGAATTACTCCAGGAGGAACAAAGTTGGTAAAACTATATGGGGAAGTAGATTACAAAGCGGTGACTAGCAATAAGGAAGTGAAGAATATATTTAAAGGAGGTTATAAGAAATGACCCAACTAATATGTAAGTTTAAGTTCGATGCAGCACATCGTCTTAAGGATTACAAAGGAAAATGTAACAACATTCACGGGCATACTTGGAAAGTGGCTATATGCGTATCTGGTAAGGTAGATGAGAATAGTGGAATGGTTATGGATTTTGCTGACATTAAAAGTACAATAGGAAAATGGATAGAGACTCACTTAGACCACTCGTTGATCTACAATGTGATTGATGAAAAAGTAAGTAAATGGGTGAGTAAGCTTAACTATAAGAGTTGTGGTATACTAGGGGAACCAACATGTGAAAACATAGCTAATATTATCTATAAGAAAGCTCTTGATCTTCTTAAGTCAGTTAATCCTTCAGTATTTGTCCAGTACGTAAGGGTTTGGGAGTCCGAAACAACCTCAGTAGTATATGGAAAGTTGAAGGAGACAAAAAAATGAAAGTAATAGAAATTTTTAGAAGCATTCAAGGGGAGGGATACCATACGGGTACTGCGGCAGTATTTGTTCGTTTTGCAGGCTGTAATTTGAGGTGCCCGTTTTGTGACTCGAAGTATACTTGGAAAGAAAATGTTGGATTTGGTGAGGTAAGTCCTGAAAAACTTGTAAATATAGTTAAGGATGTATCTGGTGAGGTTCGTTTTGTCGTTCTAACTGGGGGGGAACCAACAATTCAAAGTACTAGTGCTTTGTCGGATCTAGTATTTCGGCTAAAAGCCGAATCTTACTATGTGGCAATGGAAACTAATGGAACTAAACTTATTGATCGTAGTTTAATTCCAGTGGACTGGCTTACAGTATCTCCTCATACAGCTATTTTTCACACACAAGGGGATGAATTAAAGTTGGTATATGAACCAGGGATTGATCTTAAGTTTTATGAACAGTTTGACTTTAAGTATTTCTACTTACAACCTATGGCTAAACCATCTAGTTTAGAGTGGAAAAAGAATGTACTAGATAGAGGAATTATACAAGAAAACGTAGAGGAAGTTGCTAAGATAGTAAGTCGAGACCCTGTTTGGAAACTAAGTTTACAAACTCAAAAGTATGTTGGTATATTGTAAGGGAGTGGGTGAGTTAAGATGCCGTATGTCGTGCAAGAAGTAAGACCAGAGTTAGATAAAATAGTTAGACTAATGCAGGAAAAAGGAGTACAAGCAGATGGTGACTTGAATTATATTTTGTTTGCTTTTTGTAAAAGAATTATAGAACCTAGTTACAATAATTATAAGAACTATTGTGGGGAATTAAGGCAATGTGCTACAGAGATTGAACGTAGGATTCTAGCACCCTACGAAGACGAAAAGATAAAGGAGAATGGTGATGTCGATTAAACGAGTTTACGTTGCAGGATTACTGACCCCAAGAAATGTCTGGTCTCGTAACTCAGCAATTGACTATATTTTTAATCTTAAAATAATGATACGAACGGGAGTAGAAGTATTTTTAGCTGGTTTTGTACCTTTTATTCCAGCACTTGATTTTCTTATATTCTTGTTACTACGAGATGAGGAACGTATAACAGAACCAATGATCAAACGTTATAGTAAAGATTGGTTAGAGGTTTGTGATGCGGTGCTACTATGTAAGGGGTGGAGAAAGTCAGTAGGTACTAAGAAGGAGATAGAATTAGCAGAGAAGTTAGGTATCCCTGTGTTTGAAAGTATTGGTAGGTTAGTGGAAGCTAGTAATACTGAGGAGAGTATAATGTGGAAGAATGATTATAGTAAGGAGTAGAAATGAAAGAGTTGGAAAGAACAGTTGCGGTTGACCTAGATGGGACTATTCTTGAATTCGACTGGACAAAGTTTCGAGAAAGTGGATACCATGATTTTGGAAAACCGAGACCTGGGGTAGTGAAAGCATTACAGAAACTACGTAAGTTAGGGTATAAAATAGTAATACATTCTTGTCGTTTTACCCCAGGTATTTACGAAGGCTCAAGTGATACAGTTGAAGAGGTTGTTGGTAGTACAAAGAAGTTTCTTAAGGAGTATGGAATTATTTATGACGAGTTTTGGACTGAGAAAGGAAAACCGGTAGCAGACTTCTACATAGATGACCATGCTATTAGGTTTACTACTTGGGACGAAGTAATGTTATACTTTGAATAAGAGGAAGTAAAGAATAATGAATACATCAGTTAGACAGAAGAAAGCGTATTGGTTACGGTTTGTACAAAGCTGTGAGTTTCAGTGGAAGGAGGGGGGTAAACGATATGCTTTATCGGGAGATAAAGAGTTTACTGATCTGATTACTGAGGCACTAGATGGTGGGACAAGTCACGATAAGGCAAATTGGATTATGGGAAACATAATAAAGTATGTAGGTGAAATAGTAAATGCTAAAAGAATGGGAGGGGTACCTCAGGAAGTTAATTATTTTAAGATAGCTGTTTATAGTTTTATCGCTTGGCTGAAGCAAATGGATGCGGGATTTCTGAGGCAGGATCCGGGGGAAAAAGTTAGTATAGAAGACTAGAAAGGAGGATGTAGTTATGACAAGTAATAGTAATGTAACAACAAACGGTAACGAAAGAAAAAGATGGGGCAGACGTCTTGGTGTAACTATTGCTTGGGGTATTTTGTTGGTTACTACTTACTATATTGTATTGTTTACAGGGAATGATCTTGTTTGGTTTACCGAGTTTGCGAAATTTATGACTCTTGGTCACGGATTTTTAGTTGGAGGATTAACTGTTACGGATGTTGCTTTAAAAGGGGTGAAACGATGACAAAACTTAAAAATTTCCTTATTAGTTTTCTGTTGCTAATATTTATAGTTACAGCGGTATTCTATTGTTTAGAAAGTGCGAGAAGTAAGAGGATTGATGCGCTCTATGAAAAATTGGAGAATGATTACTCAGAATTGAAGGAAGATTACAAGTTGTTTAAAACGTTGTCTAAGAGAGAATTGAACCAGATCAAGGATAGTTACGAGAAGGAAAGAGAGAAGTATAAGAAAGAAATAGCTGATTTGGAGGAGGAGAATAGGAATATAACAAAACAATTAGAAGAAGAGAAGAAGAAAATTCGTGAAGCTGAACCTAACTATATTGTAGTAGAAATAGGAAAACGTATCGGGGAAGAAGAGGTAGCATTTCATTTAGATGGATTCTTTTCTCTTACTAGACGTGGGGCAAATAGTACTCTTTTTAAGTTTGTTGAGGGGGAAGCTTACGAAAAGAAATACCAGAATCAGTTGAAGCTTACGAGTAGTAAGGAGAAACAGATCGAATCTTTTGGGAAAGAAATTAGGAAGTACCAAAATGTTATAGTTAACAAAGATGCTAAGATAAGAAAGGCAGACGAGGTTATTGCTAAATGTGAGGAGACTAAAGTAGCTTTGAAACGTAAACTTAAGATGGAGGTATGGAAGCGTTGGGGTGAAGGAGCGGTAGGAGGTGGCTTGTTTACTTTGGTTGTTTTGAAGTTGTTAGGTTTTATATAAGAAAGAAATTTTTAAGGAGGTAGAGTGTTATGGGAAACACGTATGACATGACAAAGATATTTGTTTTAGCTGTGGTATTGCTGATGTTTTCGGGGCTGATTGGATACCTGACCTGGAATTTTGTTGGTGTGATATTGTTTTTTGGTGGAGTAGGTTATGGTATTTATGGAATGATTAGGAAAGGATGGTTTAGGAAATAAGATAGGTGATAGTACCGTTACGGAAGACGGGAAAACGACCCTATCTTAGAAACCGTCAAGTTGGCAAGCTGGAAGGTGACTTGCTTATAAGAAGGTGTTCCGTGGCAAGACACCTTCTGGTAACACTTAAAGAAAGAGGATGAAAGGAGAGTAAGGAGTAAGCACTTCGATGGATAAGAAATGTAGAATAAAGAAATTAGAAAAAACTTGTGAGGCATGTCCAGCACAGTGGGAAGGAACGTTAGAGGATGGTCGAACAATTTACATAAGATACCGTTGGAGCACCCTTGAAGTACGGGTAAGTAAAACTAAAACTAACGATATAATGGAAGCAGTTAGAGGAGTTACTATATTTAGCGAACATATTGGTGGTGAAGAAGCTTTAGATGGCTCTTTAGAACTAAAACAATTAAAGCAGATTACTAGGAAAGTAATTGATTGGAAGAAAAGTGTGGGATAAGAAGCAGGAATAGTATTATGTTATACTTAAAATTTGTTGTAGAAGAGGCTAGTAGTAAAGAACAGAGTGGACGTATAGATGTTTGGGGGTTACATAAGTATCATCCTGTGGACTATATTTATTTTCATACAACTAAGATAAGAGAATTTTCTGAGTTACGACAAGTATGGGATTATAGTTACGTAACAGAGAAAAAGTTGAGAAAGCTTAAGAAGATCATAGAAAAGAAATATCGGAAAGAGGGAGAATGTTATAATGGAAAGTCGTGAAGAAGTTGCTAGAAGGAGGTATTATGAAAATCCATCTAGTAGTTGGAAAAAGTTATCTAACCGGGTAGCAAAAGGGATAGCAGTTAGTGAGAATAGTAAGCAGGAAGAATGGAGGATGTGGTTTTATGATATAATTAGTACGTATAAATTTGTTCCTGGAGGTAGAATACTGCGCAATGCTGGGGTGGGAACTAGTAGAAACTTACTTAACTGTTTTGTATTACCCATCGATGATAACATTGAGTCAATAGGGCAGTGTATGAAGGACGCTCTCATAACTTGGAGTGGGGGAGGTGGGGTAGGTATTAATTTTTCTAATCTTCGTCCCAAAGGTTCCGTGATAAAAGGGAAGGGAGGGGAATCATCAGGACTTGTATCATTTATGACGGCTTTAAATTCTGTTGCTAATACTATAAGAGTGGGTGGACAAAGAAGAGCTGCTACCATAGCTATCGTAGATGTTAGTCACCCAGAAATTGAAGAGTTTATTGATGCTAAATTGAAACATGGTAGGTTGAATTGTTTTAATATTTCGGTTGGTATCAGTAATGAGTTTCTAGAGGCGGTAGAAAGGGATGCAGACTGGGACTTGATTTTTAGAAAGAAAACTTACAAAACTGTCAAGGCGAGAAAGTTATGGAATAGGATACTTAGTAATATGGTACAGTGTGCGGAACCTGGTCTTGTAAATATGAGTAAACTAACTAAAACAAATAGTTTTTACTTTGCTCCAGTTTTAGGAACCAATCCTTGCGGGGAACTTCCATTGAGTGCTTATGGTTCATGTTGTTTAGGTTCTCTCGTTTTGCCGAAGTTTGTGCAAGGTCAACAGACTCAGTGGAAAGAACTGGAAAGAGTTATAAGTATAGCTGTTAGATTCTTAGATAACGTAATAGATGTTACCACTTTTCCTACAAGTAGTATGAAAACAGTAGCAGAGGATGGGAGAAGAATAGGTCTTGGGGTTATGGGACTGGCTGACTATTTATTTAAGAAAGAGATTAGATACGGTTCTGAGGAATGCTTACTTGAGTTGGAACGGTTGTTTAAGTTTATCCGAAATACCGCATACCGTTCTAGTGTTGAAATTGCTAAGGAAAAAGGTCCTTTCCCAAAGTTTAGTGTGGTTGACTATGGAAAAGCAAGTTTTGTGAGAAAGTTACCAGCACAGTTAAGAAGGGAGATTAAGAAGTATGGTATAAGGAACGTAGCTCTTATGACGTGTGCTCCCACGGGTACTACTAGTTTAGTAGCGGGGGTATCTAGTGGTATAGAACCCTTATTTTCTAAAGCATACAGGAGAAGAGACCAAATAAGTGATAGAATTTATATACATCCTCTTTACGAAGAGATTCTTAGTAGTGGAAGTAAGGTGCCGGATTGGTTTGTAGACTCGTATGATTTGAAGCCAGAAGAACATTTCGAGGTTCAAGCGGTAATACAAAGTTACGTTGATGGGGCTATTTCGAAGACTATAAATTGTCCTAAAGGAACTACTGCTAAGAAGCTATCGGAGTGGTTGTTGGAGTATGCTTACGAGTTAAAAGGTATAACAGTTTACGTTGATCAAAGTCGTAAGGAACAAGTTCTATACCCGATGACAAGGAAAGAAGCTGAGGAGGTATTTAGAAAGAAATGATCGGGTTAGTTGATGTAGATTCTAAAATACCTAATTTAGCATTAATGAAACTGTCTGCATATTTTAAGAATTTAAAGTATAAAGTGAAATTAGTAGGACCAGTATTTGCTGACCAGTGTGACGAAGTATTTGCTTCTAAGGTATTTGATTATACGGAACTTCCTGCTTTACCTGAAAATACAGTTGTGGGAGGTCCTGGCTACTCTTTAGATACTAGGTTGGATGATAGTATTGAAATGATGTATCCGGATTATTTTTTGTATGGTTGCAATTATGCAATAGGGTATACGTCAAGAGGATGTAATAGAAACTGTCCTTTTTGTGTAGTACCAAGAAAGGAAGGAAAGTTTCATCCTGTTTGTGACATATATCAGTTTTGGAATGGTCAAGATCGAATTAGGCTTCTTGATAACTCACTTAATACAGACGAGGAACATTTTGAGAGGATTCTAAACCAGTTAATTGAGCATAGAATTCGAGTAGATTTTACCCAAGGATTAGATGTTAGATATTTGACAGATAAGCAGGCTTTCTTGTTAAGCCGAGTTAAGTTATGGAAGAGAATTCATTTTGCGTGGGACTTAATGCCTACTGAAAAAGCAGTACGGAAGGGGGTTGAAATATTGGGGAAATACCATTTGAAAAGTAAATCTACATTCTATGTTTTGGTAGGGTTTAATACGACGCAAGAGGAGGATTTATATCGAGTAGAAACTTTGAAAAATTTAGGGGTTGACCCTTTCGTAATGCCGTATAACAAGTTTGACCAGTATCAAAAAGATTTTGCAAGGTGGTGTAATAGGAAGAACCTTCTCTATAGTGTTAAGTGGGAAGAATATACAAAAGGATATAAGAAAGTTAAATATAAGAGAGGAATATTTTTTTGACAATGAAGATAGAAGATATTTTTCCGGATGGCAAGTGGGCAAGTAGTGGAAAGGAGTATATAGTTAAGTGCCCGTTTTGTGGTGACCCTCCTCGTTCCCACAACCATTGTTATGTTAATGTAACTGAGGGTATGTTTTACTGTCACTACTGTGGTGAAGGGGGACGTATAGAGAAGTTGTTGCGTAAAGTTGGTAAGAGTATTAAGAAAGTAGAGAAAAAAAAGAAAGAGCCTCAAAAAGTTGCTTTGGTGGATTTTGAATCATTTCTAAAAGTTACAGGTACTAAAACTACTTTGGATAGATTGGCTTCTACTTACCTACGTAGTAGGGGGGTAAATGATACTGATGTTGAGTATTACAATATTAGGTACTCCACCACTGGTCGGTTCTATGGCAGAGTAATTATACCAGTATACGAGAATAAAAAAATAGTTTGCTTTGTGGCACGAGCATTTCTACCATTCGTTAAACCTAAGTATCTGTTTCCCAGGAAGGGGGAAACAATTCTAACTGCTAACCAAGTGTTATTTCATTACGATGAAGCAGTGAAGAATAAAGGAGGGTCTTACTTGCTAGTTGAAGGAGTACTTGATGCAATTCTAGCTTCTAAGAAGCTGAGTTCAAGGATGGGGGTTATTCCTATTGCTCTACTAAGTAGTTACTTGGGGGAAAGTCAGGAGTATAAACTAGCACGGTTAGGACAGTCTTCCACAGATACTCAGTTCTATGTTATGTTAGACTCGGATGCTAATGACAAAGCATGGAAACTAGCAAAGAGACTATCGAAGTGGGGATACCAGATCAAAGTATGTGATCTGAGTAAAGTAGGCAGTGGTAAGCAAGATCCGGCATCAGTAACTGTTGAAGGACTAATTAAGTCAATGAATGAAGCGATACAGTTTAGTGATGAAACTAAAATAGAAGTTGAACTTGGAGTGGAGAAAGAAAATGTACAATCCAGAAGAAATACGTCGTTTAGCTAAAGAATACGTAAGAACAGGTGACACAAGAATATTTGAAAAACTTTTAACTGAACAGTTAAGTGATATTATAGATATTCAGTTAGCTAAAAAGTATAAAGGGTTAAGAGAATATTGGGGGGATATAAGGCAAGATATCCTTTTACAGTTTTGGAAATGGGCAGTGGAAGGAACTGCTAAAGGAGTTAATCTTAGGGAATCATTGAAGAAGGCATCAACTAAAGATTTCTATAACTTTTTCTATTTGAGAATAAGTACGTTTCTGTACTATCGTGTAGCAGAGTTAGAAAAAGAATATGAAAGTTTGAAAACAAACGTAACCTTTTTTGATGACTTACCAATGCAGTGGAAAACTAAGTTTGGTATTGAATTAGAAGACAAGGATTGGGAGTTTTATGGAAAGTAGAAGGTTAGATAAGGTTACTGTGGAAAATTTTGCAAAAACCCATCCTGGTTCTATAGTAACTGACTTGCTTATGCATTTCGATGTTGATGTAGTAACTAATTTGATTAGTTTGTATTCAGGTAGACAGATATACATTCCTACGGCTAAAACAGTATGGGTGGGACATAGGAACGAAATTATAAAGGAGGAACTGAATAAAAGTAATACAAGAGAAGTAAGGATGCAATTAGCGATACGGTTTGGATTGACAACTAAAGATATTAGTGATATCTATACTGTGGTAAGGAATAAGAAAGTAGTTGTAAAAAGTAGAACAGTAAAACATATAGTGGATATTATTTTCAGAAAACATGAAAGGTGGTATCGTAAGGAGGTTTGGAAACTAGTTAAAAGTAGTGAGAATGTCCATTTTCAAGATCCTGAGACGTTGTATATACTTAAAGAATTACGAGGAAACGTAATGGATCGTTGTATACGAGACATAAGTACGCATTTGTCCCTTGTAGGTAATGAAAGAAAGAAGAAGGATGCGGTTACTATTTTGTATAAGAAAATACAGGAAATGTGGTAGTTTTATGTTGTATAAAAAAATAAAAATAAATTTTAGTTATTATATTTATAATGATTATAAATGTATAGTGGAAAGTAGTAAGTGAAGAAAGATTGGTTAAAAGAAATTGATAGAACGCGAGAACTTTTGAAACAAAAAGCGCGGGAGCAATGGTCACTACCAGAGAAACGGAAGATTAAACAAAGAGGAGAGCAGGAAGTGGATTTTTTTCGTATTTGGTATCCGCTTTGTGTATTAGAAAGAATGGAACGGTACTGGAGTAAGTATAGGTGGATGCCTCCGAGTTGGCAGCGTATACTGAAGGATTTAGCAAGAAAATGGTAAGTAGTAAGAAGAGAGATATTATTGAAGTTTTTGAAGACCAGAGCGATCTTGGTCGTTATATGGGAAGGAACCAGGAGAGTTGGAAGAATTGGAAAATATGTTTGAAAGCTCTCTATGGTATACCATTAAGTAAAGAAGAGGTAGATACTTACTATAAGTATACTGGTAGATCGGTTCCCCCTACCTCTAGTGGTTTTTCTGAGTTTTTTGCTGTTATAGGAAGACGAGGAGGGAAAAGTAGGATAGCAGCTTTTATAGCAACTTATGAAGCCGTTTACGGAGATTGGAAAAAGTACTTAGCACCAGGGCAGGATGCTCACGTTCTTTGTTTAGCTACAGATACAAGACAAGCACGATTAGTTTTTAAGTATATAGCTGCATTTCTACAAACTAAGCAGTCTTTGATCGTAAAGAAGTCGGAGGAAGAAATACAGTTAGATAACTCAGTTAACATTATAGTCAAAGCGGCTACATCGAGAGGAATACGTGGTTATACTACTGCAGTGGTAATATTGGATGAGTTAGCATTCTTCCGACCAGATACTGGATTTGCTAATCCGGACAAAGATATTGTTGAGGCTCTTGTTCCTACCATGCTTAAAGGAGCAAAATTGATTGGTATTTCTTCGCCTCACCGTAAAGGAGGATACTTTTTCAATATCTACCAAAGTAACTGGGGTAACGATGCATCTAGAGTACTCGTTTGGCAGGCACCTACTGACGATATGAATCCTACGATAGGAGAAGCACAGCAAGGACGACTGGCAAGACTAAATATTGATACAGCTTCTGTTGAGTATGGAGCTCAGTTTAGAGAAGATATTCAGCAGTTTATTCCTGGTTATGTGTTGGATGCAGCTATTGATGAGAATATAGTTTCAAGACCGTATAATGAAAGAAATAGATATTATGCATTTTGTGACCCTACTGGAGGGACAGGGGAAGATAGCTTTACGTTAGCAATTGCACATATGGATAACGAAGAGAGTAAGATATTGTTGGATGTGGTAGAGGAGGAGAAACCTCCTATTGATTTGAAGGAAACAACAGCAAAGTTTGCATCTATTCTTAAGGAGTATGGTATATGGGAAGTAACAGGTGACAAGTATGCAGGCGACTGGCCGGCATCTGAGTTTCGGGTACATAACGTAATGTATAAACCAGCACCTAAGGAGAAAAGTAGAATTTATTCTGAGTTTGAGGGGATAATAAACTTAGGGAAAGTTCGGTTACTAGCTCAACCGGTAATAAAGAACCAGTTTATGTCACTTGAACGGCGAACAGCAGGTAAGCAGGATAAGATAGACCACATGCGAGGGGCTCACGATGATGTGGCTAACTCTGTTGCTGGTGTAGTACATAAAATTTACTGCAAAATGTATCGTCGTCTTCATGGTGACGATGACGATTATGCTCGTATTCCTCATACAGTAGGGGCGGTGTCGGGTATCTATACCGCACCACCACGACCTAAAAAAGAAGGGGGGTACGATGAAGTAGTGGGAGGTATAGAAAAAGTACCCAAGGAACGTAGTTGGGTTAGAACTTCTAAAAATACTGAGAAAGAAGAAGAGGAGGATGATAGGAACAAAGTTTCTAGAACGCAAGAGAATCCTGAAGAAGAGTTACGAAAATGGATTGGTGGAAGTAAAATACAAGAGAGGTAAAAGAGTTGGAGGAACAACAGTATCGTTCGGATAGACAGAAGACTTCGAGGAGACGGTATCCCGGAGGGGGAAGAAATTTGATATGGGTAATACGACAACGTAGTTTAGTTGAAGGTCGTAAAGAGTTAAGTAAACTTCGTAGAAAACTTAACAAAGATACCCAAGTAAAGTATACAGCAAAAGAGATTTCTGAGATGCTTGGTGTTAATATTCCTACAATACGTTTCGATATAACATTTCATCCAGAGTGGTTTGGTGGAAAGAAAAATATTAGAAGACAGAAAGATACAGTGCGTTACAGAGTTAGTGGGTTTCCAATGTTTATACGTGGTAAAATAAAGGTTACGAAAAGTGGTGTTCGTTGTTTTTTGGATGAACTTGAGAGGCGACTGGTAAAACGTATGAGTAAAATAGATGGAAAAGGAGAAAGAAGTAACAGAAAGGAACAAACTAACGAAGTAGAAAGTCGATTACGAAGGCTTGGAGTTAAGGAATGAAAGGGAAGAAATCTGGTGGTTTGAGAAAATATGGGCGTAATAAGGATAAATGTGCTTTGTATAGAACATTAAGAAAAAGAGAGAAGAGTCATATTCGTAGAATAAAAAAGCATCTTAAGAAGTATGATCAACATGAGAAGGATACTCAAGCTCGGAAAGCTCTAAACTGTTGGAAAGATAAACTTAAAAAAATATAAAATATAAAAAAACACTTGATTTTTTTTATAAAATTTGCTAAAATATTAGTATGAGTATGCGAAAGACAACAATCGGAGGGCTTTACTTAGTGGGAACGGTTGATGAATTTTGTGGGGATAGTAAAGAATTCTTTATTACTGGAGTGCACACATACAAAGTTGCTGTTCCAAGACGTTTTCTTAAAGAAGTGTTAGAACTTATAGGAGTAAAAGTTAAAGTGAGATTAGTTGCTGGAGGAGTAGGTATTTGGCAGTTAGCAGATATTGAGAGGTTTGAAGAGGAGTAATTTTTAGTTATGAGATGGTTTGTCAGTGATACCCATTTTTTTCATAAGAGTATTATTAAGTTTAGTCGGAGACCTTTTAAAGATGTTCAAGAAATGAATTCGACTATTATACGAAATTGGAATAATCGAGTTTCTGAGAACGAAGAAGTATGGTTTCTTGGAGACTTGGCGTTTAAAGTGAAAAAAAGTACTGTAGAGGCACTTATTTCTAGACTACATGGTAGAATACATTTTATAAAAGGTAACCACGACGATCGGTATCTTCCTATGTTGAGGAATATGGTGGGTAATGGTAACAAAATTTTATCTGTTCGTGATGTTGCTTACATTAAGATGATGGATGGACAAAAAGCAATGCTATGTCACTACCCTATGTATAGTTGGCGAGGGAAATTTCATGGAAGGTATCATATATATGGGCATATTCATAATTCAGAAACTGAGTATACTCGTATGTTCCCTACTGCATTGAATGTTTCAGTAGAAGCGACAAACTACGAACCACTTAGTGAGAAGGAGGTAATAGAAAGAATAAAAGAAAGAGAGAAAAACTACGAGAATACTACAGGGAAAGTATGGGGGGAGTTAGAATATGAGGAAAGTTAGTAAGAAATGGTTTAGTTACATGAAGTATTACCACTTAGCATTTATTGGGTTAAATGCTTACGAAATACTAATGAAAGGAGGCAAGTAAGAAATGGGTGGACGAGGAGCCGCAGGAGGCGGTGGAAGTAAGAAAAAAGGAAAAGGTGGTGGTGCAGTTAAACCTTCTGATGTTATGACTGTAAAGTTTGATTTCCAAAAAGCAGCTGACTATGTTGTAAACAAAAGAACTGGTAAAAGATATTACTCAGGAGGTCCTGGTCAGACAGTTTATCGTCGATTTATGAGGAATAACAGAGGTAGAAGAGATTTCTCTGGATACGGGTATTCAGGTAAACTTGGTCCAAAATAAAATATTTAGATTTAGAGACTTGAATATGTGAAAGAGAAATAACAGTGTTGAGTAGTAAAAAAGGAGGCAAATAAGTAGGGCAAACTTGTAAGGTTTGTGTTGGAAAGGAGATCAAGTAAATGAAAGGATACTTATCAAAACCCTTCGAAATGATGTTTGACTTACCTCCGGTAGACAATCGTTGGGGTATTCCGATTATTACGGATACAGAGAATATAGAGGTAAACGAAGTTATTGGGTTTAATTATGCTAAAGCAGCATCAGAGAAAAGTTACGAAAAGACAGTACATTTTTTTCTTGCTGATAAGGAATTTAACGTAGTATGGACACATCCTGATAAGTATGTGGAAAAGTTAAAGAAATACAATGCTGTTTTTTCCCCAGATTTTTCAACGTATAGAAACCATCCTTTTGCTCTGCAGTTGTATAATACATTGCGAAATAGATTTGTAGGATACTACTGGCAGAATAATGGAATTAATGTCATTCCAACAGTTGGATGGGGAGACGAAGAAAGTTTTGCATTTTGCTTCGATGGTGTACAGAGAGGAAGTGCTGTAGCTATTTCGACACGAGGGGTAGCTAGTAACTTAGCTGCTATGGAGTTATTTGAAAAAGGTTACAGTGAGATGCTTCGTCGTGTGAATCCTAGAAAGGTGTATGTTTACGGAGCAAGGGAAAGAATAGAGAACCGTATGAAATTTGATGATCGTGTTCATTGGTTACCCTACGAACATGAGTCATTACATTTCTAATGAAAGGAGGCAAATAAGAAATGGGAGGACGAGGAGCCGCAGGAGGCGGTGGAGGAAGTAAGAAAGAAGGCAAAAGGAAAGGAAGACGTTCTGCTGCACAGATAGATTACGATGAAACTAAGGAGCGACTAGGAAGAGAGAAGGAATACCTTAGTAGAGATATGAATGAATTGGAATTTCTCTCACAAGAAGCTAAGAGTGGAAAGAATGTGACGTATGGACGTAATGTAACATTGAGATCAATTGAAGTTAGGAAGAGAAAGATTAAGAGACTCGAAGGACATTTGCGAAATCTTAAGAAGAAGAATCCAGGACTTAGTTAAAAATATTAAGATGAAAGGAGGCAAATAAGAAATGGGAGGACGAGGAGCCGCAGGAGGCGGTGGAGGAAGTAAGAAAAGTACCGTAACCGCAAGAGAAAAAGAAATTCTTGGTAGTGCTAAACGAGTTGCACGAGGTTTAGAACCAGGCGATCGTGCTTTATTTATGAGTAGTGTTAGAGGGTTTTTAAGTAAGAAAGACTATACGGGAGCAAAAGCTTTCGTAAGTAATGTTGAGAATTTAGGGGTATAGGTATAGAGTAGAGGGAGGTCAAGTAAACTAAATGAAAGGAAGTGATAACTAAGATAATGGCTAAGAAAGGAGTTCCAAAGAGAGATGGTTCGGGACGTGGCACCAGGGCTAATCGTGGTCGTGGAGGATGTGGTAAGACTAGGAAGACAGGTCGTGGAAGTAATAGGAGGTAGAGTAGTAGGTGTAGAGGATGAGAATATTTAGAAGGAGGATAAAGTTGTTCGTTTTGCTTAACCGAGGAGTTTGTTACAGGTTATTCGTAGTTTTGATGAATTTCTTATTCAATTACTTTGCTATTAAAGGATTGATAAAGTTGGTAGTAAGTAATTATTTTGGATTCGCTATTGGTTACACCATTTGTTGGAATATTGTAAATACGTTGCTTTACTACTTGTTTCATTACGTGTGGGATAGAAATTTTAAACTAGGTAAGGATTAGGGGAGAGAAAGAGATAGATACGAGTAAGATATGAGTAAAGTTTTAGTAAGAAGTAGAATTAAGTGTAAGAAATGTGGTGATGTTATAGAAAGTAAGCATCGACATGATTTCGTTACTTGCAGGTGCGGGGCGGTATCGTTGGATGGAGGATTAGATTATACTAAAATATCTGGTGTGGATGGTACTTGGGAAGATGTGTCTGTATGGAGAGAAAAAGAAGAGGAAGAGAAAGAAACGGATATGAGTAAAGAAAGAAACGAGAAGTTTGATAAATTTGTTAGGTATTGTGAGTATTGGATAGATCAGTTTGAATTGAATGAATTCGAAGTTTTCTTCAGATGCGACAAAGTGGAAGGGGCTAGAGCTTGGAATAGCGTAGAGTTAAGTGCAATGACAGCGGAAGTAGGATTGAATAGTGAGCTTTGCCCAGTAATGTCTGATAAAGAATTGAATAGTCTGGCGTTTCATGAGATTACGGAGCTTTTGCTTAGTTTTATTTTAGAGCCACTGAGGAACTACAGTAGCGAGCAAGCGGTTGATAAAGAGCTACATAGAATTGTGCATAAGCTCTGGTACTGCGTAAAGAAACAAAATAAAGGGGGTAAGTTTGAATAGTAAGCTTACAAAGCAGTTATACGAAAAGTATCCTGTAGTATTCGGACAGCATAAACTTCCAATGACAGAGACGGCGATGTGTTGGGGGTTCGATTGTGGCGATGGTTGGTATAATATAATTGATTGTTTGGCGTTTCTTATACAGAGAGAGAACGAGAGGTTAAAAGAAGAGGATAGGAACGTTACAATACAGGCCACTCAGGTAAAGGAAAAATTGGGGACTTTGCGTTTCTATACTAACTACTCAACCGGCTACACCAGTGGTGCGATACATATGGCTGAAGCAATAAGCGGATGTATATGTGAGGTTTGTGGTTCCACTGACGGAGTATCGCAGACAGAAGGTTGGATACATACTTTATGTAAGAGATGTAAGAGGCGTTATACTAGGAGAGGATGGCTACGATCTCTTAAGTATAGGGTTAAGAAGTTAGTTAGTTAGTAGGAGAAGGAGAAAGTGTTTATAATTGTAAAGAGAAGTAAAGGAAAGGAGAGTATTGGAGAAATGTTTGGATATAAGAAATTAAAGAGAAGGATTGCAAGTCTAGAAGATGGGATTGGTTTGATATGGGACGATGTTTGGAAAGTGCATGAAAAAGTAGCTGGAGGACGTTTAGCACGTTTTGATGATATTGTTGATGAGGAAAAGAAGATAGAGAGAGAGGAGAAGTTCGAGTCCCGATGAATGTGGTAAGAGGAGAGTAAGAAGTATAATAATAGGTAGGTAGAGAGAGAGATAGAAAGGATCGCGGAAGATAGAAAGTATAGAAGTAATTATTAGAGTTAGGAAAGAAGAGGGCGACCAGATGGATAGGACGAAGGAGAAGATTATTCAGAGACTACGTGAGGAGAAGGACGAATATAATAAAAGATATAAGGAGTTAAATGAAAGATATAGAAGACTCGAAGTTATCTTTCCTAAAGAAGGCTTTAGAATATTTACGATCTAGACACCAGGAGGTATATATGATGGTAGAAGGTATAGAAGAGGGAGAGTATAGAGTCAGAGGATGGATGATAGAATAGAGAGTATAGAAGGAATAGAAGGAATAGAAGGAATAGAAGTACTCGGAGGAATCGTCGAAGAGATGAGAAGGAATAAAAGAAGAAGAAAAATGTTGAGCATAATTCAACTCCTTCCCCGACCGTCTCTCGTTACTTTCAACGGTGGCAGCTTTGCTTCCCTAGGAGGAGGAGAAGGAAGGTTTTATTATGTATGATGATTGGAGAGTAACGCACGTGATGGTTGATGTGATTGATTGTCTCGGAGAGAGAGGAGTAGAAAAGATAAAGGGATGGTCGGGGTCGTTTTTATTGGTTTCGGTTGTAGGGGAATGGTGATTAAACCAACGCATGCAAAAAATATATAATTTTTACAAAGAACTGACATGGCAATAATAACAAAAAAATACTTTAAAAAGGAGTATAATAACAATGCAAAAATCTAACAGTAAGGAAAGGATGAAAGGATTCCTTCTCCACATGCGCCCCTCGGACTTCGACCGAGTCCGAC